CAGAGAAGAAATACTTCACCGATGAACGACCCGTAGAGTCACCGACCACAACGTAGTCAGACTCAAACTTTAGACGGGGTTCGTCAACCAGAGACAGGACATTCAGAAACTCATTCAAGTCGTAGATGCCAAATGTCTGTGGGAAGGATTCGGTTGTCTCGGCAGAGGACAACACGTTACGCGCAACCGAAATAGTCTTCAGTGTGTTACCTTCAGTAATCACAATGTTCGGATTAATGGTTGCATAGTTTTTCAAAATGTTTAATGTAGTATCAGTTAGTTCCATAATATTAACCTTTCAGATTTCAGTGTGTTTATACTATAACATAGTTGACGGATAATGTCAAGCAGCTTTTAACTTCGAGAAGTTCTTTTCTTTGACAAATTCTATTTTTCGTTGGAATGCCGCATCTTCCAACTCAGACTTGTGAGAGATGACAAAGACATTGGTGTCTTCGGCGACTGTCGCAATAATCTTCATCAGGTTCTCAATACCTTCCTCGTCCAGTGACGAGTCAAAGGTTTCGTCCAACACCAATAGGTTGGTTGCCACAGAGTTCTTCATCTTGGCAATCTGTCTCCATGTGAACAACAACGACAAGTCAATCCGTTGTTTCTCGCCCTCAGAGAATGAGTCGTAGGAGAATGCGTCACGATGTCGTGACCGAATGGTTTCCTCGAATGCCTCGTCCAAATTGAAGTGAACAAAGAAATCAAGGATGTTGAGATACTCGTTAGTCAGTTTGTTAATGACAGGAATATACTGTTTGATAATCTTGGTCTTGATACCAGTATCTTTCAACATCTCCGCACTGACCCGATGATAGGAGCTCTGTTCTGCAAGTTTATACTTCTCGTCTTGCAATTCCTCTTTCTCTACACGGAGTGTTTCCAGTTCAGTATTCGCTTCACTGAGGTCACCTCTCTGTTCAGACAATACAGTGAGTTCAGTGTTAATGACATCAATGGTTCTGTTAATTGACCCAATCTCCTGAGTATTTGCATTGACCTTTGACTGCCATTCCCGTATACTTTCCATCTTTGTTTGCAACTCTTCTTGTTGCGCGAGTAGAGTTTCTCTTTGGGTTTCACCCATGTCGAGTGCGTTTTTAATAGTCCCCGCTTTGGTTTTACATTTGTCGAGATGATAGTTCTTCGTTGTCTCATCAATGTCTTGTTCGCATGTCGGACATGTATCGTTCTCTTGGAAAAACTTCGCCTGCTTGACAACTTCTTTTTGTTGTGTTTTGAACTGCGCCATGTATTGGTCAATGGAGGCAATATCTGAAGATACCTTAGTTGTTCCTTCATTGACACTTGGGGTCTTCTCAGTGATTTCATTTGTCAGTTCCTCATTCGATTCGTTCAGGACACGAATGTCTTCCTGCAAAGATTTGATTGTGTCGAGTTTCTCTTTTTTCTGCTGTGCAGTTATTTCACTCAGGTCACGAAGATACTTCTTCTGTGCGTTAATCTTCGTCTCTACCATACTCAGTTCATGAGTATTATCACTAATCTTGTCTTTGAGGATAGACATTCGTTCCTTTAACAACCCGTTCATCTTACTGAACACGTTGATATCAAGTAGGTCTTCAATCACATCACGCCGAGCTTGAGAGGTAAGTTGCATGAAAGGCACGAAGGATGAAGACCCCAGAACCACAATTTGATGGAAGGACTTGTGGTTCAACTTGATAATATTATTCTCCAGCATCGTTTGATATTCCCGTGCATGAGAATTCTGGTTCACCATATTACCATTGACCCATATCTCAAACTTTGCTGGTTTGATGCCACGGACAACTTTGTAATTTTGTGAACCAATCCGAAACTCAACCTCAACCAACGTGCCTTTTGCATTGATGGAGTTGACGAGTTGTGGTTTCGAAATCTTACGGTGCGGCTTACCAAATAAACCAAAGGAGAGAGCGTCTAACATGGTAGACTTACCCGCACCGTTCTGACCCACCACCAGTGTGGTAGGAGAAGTATCGAATTCAATCTCTGTAAAATTATTTCCCGTCGATAGGAAGTTCTTGAATCTCAGTTTCTCGAAATGTATCATCTTCTGTAAGACCGCACCAGTCGCACGGTGTCCCTTTCTCAAATCCCATTATGTCTTTCTGCACTTTACAATAGTGTTCCCAGAAAGCAAATCCATCACTAAATCCTAGACCCATTACACAATCTCCATTGTCTGTGCTTCCATCATAAGGTCAGATATCTCTTTCTTAATCCTACCCTTATCTAGGTCTGTATTAACAGCATCAATATAATTATACACGATTGTTTCGGTATCGTCAAGCGAAATCTCTTCGTCCCCGACATTTTCTCCGATGAACTCTTTGAAGTCCTCTTGGATTTTTAGTTCGTGTATCTTCTGAGCCTGCACACGGTCAATGAACCGTTCAAACTCATAGGGGTCGCCCTTGTTGGTGACAATGACCTTGACGAACTTGTTGTCCAGATACTTTAGGTCTTTGAACTTATTCATGTTCTCGTGGTCGTAGTAAATCTTCTCATAGATTGTGATTGGGTTACGCACCGCCGTCACTTCTCTTGTTTCCGTATCAAGGATATGGAAATACTTGTCATCGTTGCAGTCGTTCCAGAAGAACTCCATCTGACTTCCCAGATAGTGAATGTTACCCTGTGATGACTTGGCGTGGAAGTGACCCGACAGGACTGACTCGAAACGGTCAAACAGTTTCGGTGACATACCATCTTGACATGGCATACCCTTCTGCATTTCAAACCCTTGTAGTTCTAGATGTGCGCCAATGAAGTCTACCTTACAAGTCTTGATGAACTCTACGGACTCCTCTTCATTATCAGGACAAATCCACGGAACAAGCCCCATCTTCAAACCATCATAGTCCATGACCTTTGGTTTGAGAATAAGATTGACCTCATTCATGTAGTGACCCTGCAACTCTTTGAGAGCGTTCAGTTCAGTCGTGTTCTTATAATACATGTCATGGTTACCAATGATGATGTCCATCGTGATACCATATTGACGCAAAGGTTCTAGAAAGATTTTGCGATTGTGTTGCAGTGCCTTGAAGTTGATTGTCTTACGATTGTCGTAGTAATCACCCAAGTGCAGAATGTGTTTGATATCGTTCTCTAACAGATAGGGAAAGAACACGTCCCGATAGAACTGTTCTTGGTAATCCATAAAGATGTCAGAGGAGTTGCGAATACCGCAGTGCGTATCATTAAGAATCGCTATCTGCATTGCGAACTCTCCTCAGTGCTTCGGCCATGCTTAGTTTTACGGCACTACTATTCTGTAGTTTGATTGCCTTCTTACGTTCTTTACGAACTGTAACTCTCTTCTCTTTATCCATCAGTAACTTAACCTCTCTGACTCAATGATTGTTCTACTCTCTTCTATCCACTCTTGGTAAGACTTATTGTCTTTATAGAACTCACGTTTCTCAGGTGTGCCAAAATACTCGACAACCCATCGCGCTTGTTCTAGAGTCTTCCCGTGATAAGATAAGTTTTTCATTTTTCCATTATACCAAATACGACATACAATGTCAAGTAAAAAGATTGGCTCCACCTGCTGGGCTCGAACCAGCGACCTAATGATTAACAGTCATCCGCTCTACCAACTGAGCTAAGGTGGAATAATCTGGCGGAGGGTGAGAGATTCGAACTCTCGAAGGGCGTGAACCCTTGCTGGTTTTCAAGACCAGTGCTTTCAACCACTCAGCCAACCCTCCTAATCTGAAATAAAATCACTCAAGTCGGAGTCAACTTTGACTGTGCGTTTCTTGCGTTCCTTCTTGACAACCTCTTTCCACTCAGAGTCTTTCTCTTTGACCTCATCAATCCGAATACGGAGTTGGTCAACGAATGCCTGTGCGACTGCGGCTGATTGTTCATCACCCAGTTCATTATCGAGGAAGTTCTCAATACCAGACTGGTTGATATACTTCATCTTAATATCTTGTTGTTTCTTTTCTTTCTCGATACGGCGTAGAAAAGCATACCATGAAATCTGTGTGAAGTATGCAAACGCATTTGGTTTACCTGTGCGTGTTGCTTTGTCGATATCATAGTTCTCAATTGCCTTGAGACAATTCTCTACTGCGTCCATCACCATTTCTTCGCGATAGGTATAACGCACAAAATTAGACTTGTGAGATAGACCCTCAGAGATTTTTAGAAAACATTGTGCAATGTAATCCGTAACCTTTGGTAAATCTTTTTCTTGTTCTCTTGCATGTTTTACTTTAGTGCAATAGTCAACAACAGCCTGAGAAAACTCTGCGTTATTGACATAATGTGGTCTATCTTTTGGTTTCATAATTTACTCCATTGTGTAAACATTATACTATAATTTTCTCTTCATGTCAACTAAAAAAAGTGCTTGACAAAACTTGTAATCCGTGTTATACTTAAGCTGTCTTTTGGGAAGGGTTGGATACCACAGTTCCGGCGACACAATACCTGTGTCCTTCGAATTGTTTCGAAACTGTTTCGTGTATCATGTGACCTCGAAAGATAACTAACATACCATTCTCTACTTTTAATTCATAATCCATATTCGGAAAAACTAACCCCGAACAATCTTCGGGGGGATTAATATAATAAGTGAAAGCAAATGTTGCTGGCCAGTGGTCATGCGGCGTTGTAATTTCTCCACTATTATATCTTGTTCCCCACATTACATTACAACTAAGAGTATCTATGTATGTATTATACCACCATTCATTATTGTAACGAAATACATGGTTAGGATGTTCGGTCTGTAAGTCATATGTAAAATCATGACAGGACTTGAGAACGAGTTGGGATAATTTTTCAAATTCAGGATAAACCTCATGCATATTTCCTAATGTGCAATCAGCTTTCACATTAGTGGCGTGATTCATTGCATCACCCAACTCATCAATACGGTTCACTATTGATGAGTTCATATCTTCATCATCTAATGTCGTTACAAAGATATATTCATTATCATCATTACGAAGAGTTAACATTCAGTGTAGAGTCCTCTTGGACGGGTCAAATTGTATGATATTATCGTCAGAGTCACCCGAAATTTTTTCGATATATTCTTCAAGTTTACTGGCTTCTTCTAATACCTGTCGGGTCATCTTATTCACACTGTCAATATTCTCGAAGGGTTCATCCCCTCGACTTTGTAAAAATTCCTTGTTGCGTTGTTCCCACATCTTTGCCATATCATCTACGGCTTCATCATATTGTGCGATAAGTGACTCAGGTGGATATGCAATACCGATGACATGATTGCCATTGAGGACTAGAAGGTCATCAGGATTTTCTTGATAGACCATCCACGGACGAAACGAGTAGTAACGAACACCAGTCTCCATTTCACCCATCACAAGTTTCATAGCTTTTCTTACGACAAGTTCTAGTTCTTCTTCGTTATTCCATTGAATTACTTCGCAGACGATTTCTTCACCTGATGCGAGTTTGAACTGTCGGACTTCGGGTTTGGTCATAGTTTTTCCTTCATTAAATAATTATTTATACGAGAGTTTACTTCTTTTGTATTCTTCTATAAATTCATCTCTTATTCGTAAGTTCGCACGTTTCTTTGCTGGTGTTTTATAATAGTCTTTAACACCACTAATATCACCATTCTTATATTCAGTCATCCAAGCATTTGCGCCCTCAAAACAATATGTTGAATCTATATTCTTCTCAGCTCTCTCCTTAATAAAATCTTTACACCAATCAATCGCATCAACCCAACCGTAATCACCACTAGGGTGAATCCAAGAATTCATATCGACCTCAAAATTATTATTCTGGTTTTCTTGTCTCTGTCTCTCCACCTCTTCTAACATTTCTCTGAGATTTGGGGTTAGTGTATTATACGATGGATTCTCTTCGAATGTGTAACCTATGTTAATAAAATCATCTGTAATACTACCATCAAGTTTCTCAAGACCATCTGTGTTACCATACGCTTGTTGTAGAAACAATGGTAGATATGCGACAGTATTATCTTTCCAATATTTGTTTAACCACTCCTTACCATCATCTAGAGTTTCAAAAGACTCGTGTGGGAGACCGCAAATCATAGTCATAGAACCCTCATAAAAATAGGGACTTTTTTCCCAGAAGTAATCTTGAATCTCCAAAAGACCATCTTTTATCTTGTCGGGATGCATACCTTTACCCATAGTCTTGGCTGCATCATGATTAAAAGACTCTACGCCATAACTATGCGAGGTAAATCCAGCATCAATCATATCGTCCCATGTCTCCTTACCGTGATGGATAAGAAGGTCTGCACGGGCATAACCATTCAGTTGAGGTTGGAAGTTCAATTTTCGAACAGCATCACCAACCATCTTCATCTTTTCTTTACTATCATTCACCGTATCGTCAGTGATATAGTAACTTTCAATTCCCCAACGTTCATAGTTTTCTTTCAATTCATCATGAACACTTTCCTCATCTCTCATCATATTGCCTTTAAGTCCCAGTAAAGGGAAACTGCAATACTTACATTTGAAACGACAACCACGACCCAATTCAATATTCAGAGTTTCGTATGGTTGAATAAAATCTCGTTCCTCATAGGAAATGTTTGCATCTCTCTTTGGGTAACATGGATAATCTTTTGTCGTATCAATAATCTTAGTTCCCTTTCGGTCAAGTGTAGTTTCTTTAGGTGGTTCTCCTCTACCCATCAAATACTTCAATACAACATCTATAGCATACTCACCATTACCGGCAATGAAATAATCTGCGTTGACACATGTAATTGCATAGCCCTTCACACCACCAGAAATTACTTTAACCCACGGATATTCTTTTCTCACATAGTCAAACAATTTATTAATGTTCTGAACTGCGGTTAGTTGAGCATAGAAAAGTATACTCACACCGATGAATACTGTATCCTTAGTGATTCTCTTATCGACATAATCAGTCAGTTCGTCATATGAAAATTTCCATAGGTAATCAAGACATTCAATGTCCCAACCTTGTTTTCTTAGATGAGTTGCGATTCTATGATTTCCAAAAGAACGATAGAAATCAGGTTGTCCGTAAACCCTTAATCCAGTGCTATTATTTTCAAAGAAAGAGGTGACCTTAAAACCTCCAAACATTAATCCGTGCATTACTTCAAGTCTACTTTGTAAATCTTATGGGGAAATTGTTCTTTGGTATATATCTTAATTCTTTCTGCACTGTGACGTAGAGTAAAGTTCTTGTGTGACCTAATGTGTAAGTCATCTGCGATATCGTAGAGTTGTGTGACCGACCCGTCATCTGACTGACGCAAGCCCCGTCCTATTGATTGCAGGACTTTAACCTGAGACTTACTAGGACTAGCAAAGACAATGTTATGCAGATTCCTAATGTTGATGCCTGTGCTAAAAGTGCCAAGTGATGCAACGATGATAGCATTTTTCTGTTTCTCCACGATACCACGAATCTGTTCGCGGTCAGTTGCGTCTACCTCACCCGACACATAGAAAATCTTACGACCTTCCTCTGCCTTGTCTCTCATCATGTCAAAGAGAATCTTACCGTGTTTCTCTACGAACTGAAAGAGAACCAGAGTGTTACCTGTCTGGTCAAGTGCGAGATTGGTGATTAGTTTATTACGTTTCTCATTGCGAACAATATAGTCAATCTCTTCCTGATAGGTTGCGTCCTTCAACATATGACATACATCATTGTGATACCGCAATAACAGGACAGATATATTTAGTTTCGCAAGTGTTCCCTTCTCCTGCAAATCCCGTGTCATAGTGACACGTTTAGTTGGCCCGAACAGACCCTCCAATACCAGTTTGTTTGTTTCAGTGCCGTCAAGCGTGCCAGTGGTGCCGAAACGGTATTCTGCGTTGACACACTTGTTCATGATACCTGACAGGGACTTTGCCTTAAACAAATGCACCTCATCACCAAATACACAACCGAAGTTCTCGAACCATTCCTTCGGAAACTTGTAGATAGATTGCCATGTCGAAATGACGATTTGTTTGTCTGTGGTCTTGTCCTTACCTGAATAAATCTTGTGGCATAGGTCAGGGTCAAATCCATAGTCGATAAAATCCTTGTGCATCTGTTCGACCAGACTCGTTGTAGGAACAACAATAAGAATCTGTTTATCATAGTTGTCGATATACCAACGCATAAGATTATAGATGATGAATGACTTACCTGAGCCTGTGGGTGACAGGAGAACCGCTCGTTTCTTTTCGATGCCGTGAGTGACCGCATCATACTGATAGTCACGCAACTCAAAGGGCATCTCTAGTTCACTCTGGAACTTTACAAGGTTCTGATGTTGGATATGATTGGTTTGTGCTGGGTGACCGTATGCAGTCTCCTGTAACTGAAGAGGATACATGCGGTCAGAACAAAACTTCTTGAGATGTTCGTAGAGACCAACGTTCAGTTCACGAGTGACCTGATTGAATAGTTTGATTTTACCGTCCCACTTACGCGACTTATACATCGGCATAAACTTGTAGCCAGGGACAAAGAATGAAAAGTAGTCGCGTAGTTCTGGTAGTTGGTGTGCTTCACAGTCAACCAACATCATGGAGTGGTCTTTAAGACCTACAGTAATAGTATTGGGAAGAGACATTATGCTCCTGCTTCAAACTGTCTCCATCTAATCATGTTACCGATTGTCTGATGCCGCCAGTTTAGATTACTCACGATTTCTTCAAGAGTATCTATAATGGTTTTAAGATATTGGATTCTCATCTCTGAGTCCTGTATCTCTGGGTCACTATCATAGTAGTGTTCCATCTCACCCTTGAGAATCTTGAGACCGTTGAACGGGTCAGGATTCCAGCCCTTCTCTTTCAACTGTTCCTCGTCCATCTTACCGTTATAGTATAACCACTTGTCCTTGAGGAGTTCTTTCTGTTTGAACTCAGCCTTCTTTAGACGTAGTTTGGTAAGAGAGAGATACTCAAGATACTTCGAGTGTAACGCAGGGGTCACACGCGAAGTCTCGTCAAGTTGATGTTTCGCAATCTGCGAATCTTCTTTCCACTCAGCGAGGATTGTTTCTAAATCAATCATCTTGGTATCCTTTATTGGAGCGGACGGAGAGAATCGAACTCCCGTCTATAGGTTGGAAACCTACAGCATTACCACTATGCTACATCCGCGAAATCGTCATCATCATCCAAATTTGTTTCGACAACATGACGATAACCTGTTCCACGTTGGTAGAGTGTGCGATTATCTCTGTTGTAGAGAACAGGTTTTTCAAGGTCATGAATACTACTTAGTGCAGGCATAAGAGCATGAATTTTGATACGGTCAGGGTCTACTACAGATGAGCCTGTAAGTGCAAACGCTGCGTTAGTTTTCATATCCTCGAACAAATTAATATATTTTGTTGCTAGGTTATGATATGAGGCTTGCAAATCATTACCCTTTAATGTGCTTGTATGGAATATGATACGAATTTCATGATTCGGATATTCCTTTGCCAAACGACATGCTTTAGTAAATGCTTTAGAGATAGTAGATAGAGCATTGTGAAAGTAAATGACGTTACCAGATTTGACAAACTTATACTTTGTCATATAGCTTTCGACATTATAGATAGCGTTAGGCGCTGTTGTCCAAGACACAATAACATCCCCAGCATCACTATAGTTATTACGAATTTCATACGCAATATCATTCCTGACTTTTTCGGTCAATCCTGTATTCATTTTCTCTATTTCATCCTGAAGCGCTTCAACGATGTTTGCGTTAACCCCCGCTTCTCCAGAAGAGGTTTTGAACAACTCACATTGACGGATAACAGCTCTTTTGATGTCAGCTACATTCGAATCCGAATGTGGGTCACGGTCATTAAGTTTTTGACCCATACGATTGATAGCTTCATGTAGAATGTATTTACTTTTTACGCCTTCTACTGGTTCAAATACTGCAACAATAATCCATTCTTTATCTAATACATCGAAAACTTCAAATCTTGTGTCACCTGTTATAGTCGCTCGACCTTTATCGAGAAGTGGTGATTCAAGAATTGCCGGCGGCAAGTATTTTAATTTATAACCTTTAGTGTAGATTGATGTTTGAACATCTTTATACTCTTCACTTCTACCACCAGCTCGATTATCTTGCGAACCAATTTTTAGGTCTGTGACTCTACGGAGTTCAAAACCTTTGAATTTTATTGCTGGGTGAAGGTCTTCGCCGAAATAGGCGGGTTCTGTGAAAGACCACAGAGTTTCTTTTAGGTGGTCATATAATTTGATGTGTGACTCAGTTAATTCTTCGTCACGGATATTTACGATATAATCGGTCATATCATTACTCCCTTTAAGGTAAGTGTTAAAATTGTAGTGTCACCTCTAAGGCTGACACTGTTATATATAAGATTTCCTATCTTATGTGGCCACTATATCATATCTTTGAGATAAAGGCAAGAACTTTCTTGAATTTTTTGCATTAAAGTCATAGACCTTTTATGTGGTCTATTCTTCCAACCATACCACTTCGTCGGTTTACCAGTGTCATATGGTGGGTCACAAGACATCGAATCATACTGTCCACCAGTCACATCGATAATAGTATCACCATCTTGCAACCACCAATGTGTATTACCGAGCTCGTCTACACCAGACATACTGACGAGTTTGTCTGTGTTCATGAAGTAATACATTGCTTGGGTCGAATGATAACAGTGACCATATAGTGGATTGGTCTTGTTCTCTTCGCGATATTGTGTTGATAGAAACTTTGGTTCTAATGCGTTCTGAATTAGTTTGGTAACAAGTTGAACATTTTCGGTTGTGTATTCGTATGTCTCATACTCTAAGAACCACGACTTGTTATTAATCCATTCACCGTCTTGTTTGATGTATTTCTTTCTTTCAAGTATCATCTAATAATATCAATCTCATCTGCATTAACATTCCAAGACTCAACAACTGTGCGGAGCCTATCATCTTTACTTAGGGTTTCGTAACGAGTGGATGCCTTGTTACGCCACCACTCTGTCACACCCTCAAGACTGAAACGGTCATAGTTTTCTTTCTTGACCAGTGTGTCAGTCTCAAGGTTGAGATACTGTTGCACATTCTCATACCCATAGGTTGAGTAGTAAGAACGTTTACGTTCAGTTAATCCCTTCGCATCAATGAAGGTCTGACAGAACTTCTTATACGCAGACTCGTCAATACTCTTGAGAGAGTTCTTGATGATTGCGACCATCTTTTGTTGCGTCTTCAGTTTACGAGATGAGGCGTCCGAAGGAACAAGAGG